CTTCTGATCTTCTTTTTCTTTTTGTTGCCGTTTTTAAGTTTTACTGTTTTTACTGTAGTTTTTGAAAATTTGGCTAGTTTTTTTCCTATATACTTGCGTCCGGAAACAGTATTTGTTATCAAATACACAAACCCTACGCAATCTTCAGGAAGTGATTCTACAAGTGTAGACTCGAATAGCCATGACATACAGCATTAATTATGACATAATAAGCATCATGTAAAATTATGCTATATCCACATCAGTGTTGTAAGTTGTAAAACCATTTTCTTTAACTACACTTAATACATTGTTCACACGCCCTGCTAGTTCATCTTTGTGACTGACTAACCAAACTGATCTATTTCCTTCTCTACTCATTTTCTTGAGAATGGCTAGACTGTTTTCCACACCCGAGCTGTCCATGCCTGTGTCAATAACTTCATCAATAAACAACAAGTTGATTGGTTGGTACAGACTTTCCCATACATCTCTAAATGCCCACGACAAACTCAATATTAACCTGTTACGTTCACCTCTTGATAGATTGTCAAAATCTAGTTCTCTACCTAGTTCTTCGATACTTACAGACAAATCATTTAGAAATTTGACTGTGTGTGGAAGGCCAATACGATCTAGATATTGACTCAGTCTAGCATTGAGATAACTTAAATTCTGATCAATGATGCGTTTGCGTATAAAACTGTCTTTGTTAGTTAGCAGTTTAAGCAAAAATTCTTGATGCTCGCGAACATTAGCAAGTTCATTGATCAAATCATAGTTGATTTCTTCCAGTGCTTGTGTTTCCATTTCACGAATTTGTTCTTCATAAGGATCTAGTTCAGCCTGTTTGTTTTCCAGTTGTTGACGCAGGTTTGCTACAGTGTTTTTATGATTAATAGCATCTTCTTTGGCATCATAAAATACCCGAAGTGGTTTGCCAGGATCTCCAATTACTGCCAACGCATCAACATGTGAATTCAATTGTTCATCGTTGGCGAGATACTGTAAACTGGTTTCTTTTAGTGTGTTACGTTTTTCTGTAAGCACTTCCTCGTGTTTACTATCGTGTATAGACTGACCACAAGCATAACATTCATGCTTTTCTAATTTTTCTATTTCAGATTTCAGTTTATCAAGTTGTTTTAATATACGAACTTGATCTGTTTCACAGGCCACTTTCCACTTGGTTATTTCTCTTATTTTGTTAGTCTTGGCATTGTATTCTTCTAATAGATCGTGATTGGATAATTCTAGTTCAATATCTAAATCACCTATTACTTCAAGAGCCTTTTCTAATTCTACTATTTCGTTTACCTGTTTGTTTCTCCACAACGTTTGTCTACGGCGTGTGGCTTCAATCTGTTCTTGTATTCTAGCATTGGCATCTGTAACTGCCTTGATTCTGTATTCTTCTTGAGTGATAGCATCCTTTGTAGCCTTGAGTTGCTCTTTTAGTGCATCGGCTTTGTCACTCAGCATGGTTATGCCAAGCAACTGCTCAATAATAGTGCGTTGGTCGTTGGCTTTTAATGCTAGAAAAGGTTCTGTATAAGTGTTAAGTGCTACAATATGCTTGAACATGTCATGACTCATGCCCAACATGCGTTCAATTTCTGCTTGTGTTTCTCTACTGTCACCCTGGCTTTCGTCGGTAATCTGTTGTTCTTGACCGCCTACATAAAAAGCCATTGTGTTTGGTTTACGCCCACGCTCGATCTTGTAATCAATACCATCTTTTTCAAACTCAATGGTAACCAACATGTTCTTACCATTTGTCTTATTGATAAGATTGTCCTTCTTGATGTTGGTTAGGGCGGCACCATATAACGCATAACTTAGGGCATTAATAATGGTTGTTTTGCCAGTTCCATTTCTGGCTCCTGTGTCATCTCCGCCTAGGTCTAAATTTTGTCCTAGTACCAGAGTAAGATCGTGACGATCAAATTGAACGGCCTGTGTAGCATTACCTACACTCATAAAATTTTTAACAGAAAGTGTGTTTATTTTAAACATTTTTTTATTATATTACAATGTTGGGCAGTTTATCAAGCAGTTTGTGTAGTTTGTTTTCGATTTCAATATCACAGTGTTTGGCTATGTATCGAGCCAACACAATTTGATAACTCAACGATGGAACAGAATTGGTATGGTCGTGAAATTGATAATGCTCGGAGTCTGGATAATCTTTATATAACCAACTGTCAATATCTATTATCAAATCTCGTAAATAATTTTTTTGTTTATCTGTCCAGGGTATTGGATATCCTTGAAACACATATAACTGTATATTCTTAATGTCGCAAAAGTTTTTTAATAAAACTAATTTACAAAACAAATCTTCAATTTCCAGTTGGGGGCTGTATAACCATTTAGTCCATAATTTTTTACTAGGATGTTCTTCACTGGCACTACTGGGCCAAATACCTTTGTAAGTAAAATTCCTTATTGAATCGTTTACGACTAATTCACGAATTCTTTCCTCATCTACTTCAACATCGAGTTTTCCAACGGATGTCAATTGCACAATAACTTTGTCGTAATCATTATCTAATAACTCTGTAAAAGTTTTATTTAAAATCCATTGATTACTGACAGCAGGACCTCCTACATCTTGTAGTTTGATTCCTAGCACCTTGAATATTTTTACCCAAGTCTTGCGCTCTTGTTCGCTATAACTAAGACCACATCCACTAATTAACAATTTTGTGTTTAACAATGACATTTTCTTTATCAAAATGATCTATTACTGTCGCCTGGGCACTGTCAGGACAAAATCCACACACTGCTTCTGGACGGCCTATATTATCAACAAATTCTTGCAAATCATCATCAACGCTATAACCTCTATAATTTTTGTAGTGTGTTCTAGTTATATCAATAATGTTTGCTACTGGTGGGCATTTATACAATAGACCTTTGTATAATATAGGCGTTGCACCGGCACCACAGATTTTATGTGCAGCAGCAGGATCGCTATTGTATGGTTGAAATCCTTTGTTATAAGGTATCACGAAATCCTTGAATATACTTTTATAAATTGTTATGTATTTTCCAATCCAGGCAATTTGTCTATGATCGTCACCGCCTAATCGTTTTACTTGCCAGTCTTTCCTGTGCAACAAAATATTTTTAATTGATTGATTAATATGTTTTTCGTGATCTTTTCTATGGATGCTGACTTGAATTTCAAAATTATCAAATTCATGCCAAATTGAAGAATCATAATTGTCTAGTAGATATCCGTTAGTGATCAGTCTAATTTTAGTGTTGGGCCAAGTGTGTCTAACATTCTGGCATATTTCTATAAGATTTGGATGCAAGCACGGCTCTCCTCCAAAAACGGTTACAAGATCTGGCGTAATTTTATGCGCCCATTGTTCTAACCAAATTGTTATTTCTTCGTAAGGTGCTATACCATTTCTTTTTATATCGCTAACACTTATACAGCCTCTGCAACTGATGTTGCATGAGTATGCTATCATTAAGTCAAGTCTTGGAATGATACTCATCGTAATTCTTTTTATATTTGTCTAACCAATCACCTTGAATTTTAATTCCAAATATTTCGTCAATTTGTTGTTTTACTAATTGTGTATTAAAAATTAAATTTTCGTATTCTATTACTAAATCGTAGACAAAGTCGGGTTCACCAACATAATTTTTTTCTAATGTTTTAGTCAAATAATACTGTATATTTTTCCGAGTAGGTTCTATATCGCACGATAGTAGATACAAAGACAAGTAATCCATATCTTTAGAAGCTTTTTTAATCCAATCCTTATTTTTTGATTTGCGCAACAACATTTTGAGTTCGCCAAAAAAATGTTGGATAGACGGAGCCGGTGCAAGTAAAACTTTGTTTACACGTTGATGTAACACAAAATCTATGCAGGATTTAGTAGTTGGATATTTTATCCTAATACTTTTGAAATTTAATCCGATATCTTTAGCAATATATGTGTTTTGATGAGATGGTACAAGTTCGTAAAAATCTAAGGAAGATTCTTTATACCTAACTAATGGTTTATTTTTTATAAATTCTTGTTCAAAAGCATCTAACACTTTGTACCGTCCCCTATCAGTAGACATCACTGGTAATGGTACGCATCCATCTTCTAAACTTAAACTATAACAAAAAAATTCGCCTCCAGCACCTTGGTCATAATCAACAAATAAAAACGGCATTATCTATCTCTAAATAAATCTAAAGTTATACAATGTAACCCACCATCTACAAAAAATCTATGCCTCCATGGAACAACAACACATTCTATACCAAACGTCTTAAGTTGTTTTTCTACTTCTGTAGTTATATTTGACACACATATTGTGTTTTCGTCAAGTGCTAGTACATTAACATCAAAAATACTTTCTTGTACAAAACCTGTCCAACTTTTTAAATGATTTTGTATAAATTCTATTAAATTGTTGTTGTGTTCTTGACCCACAATCCACCATGCACCACCTACCTTGTTTTTCATTATTTTAAATTGTTCTAGGTAGTTTTGATAGGATGTTTCTGGAACTTTTATAACTTTATAACCAGGAAAAACAGTCTTATAGTCTATCAATGGGTCAATGCCTAATATAACTTGTTTACCTAGCACTGCAAAACAGCCATCAACATGCCCTGCTCCGGACGTGAACTGTACAACTGGTCTGGTATCTTTAATTTTAGTTTGCAACCAATTGTCGTAAATGCAATATTCGTTGCTGTCTACATATATGCATTTGTCAGTGTTAATTACATTAGGAGCTTGTAGTGGGCCCAATTCTTTTGACTCGTACTGTAAGACATTTTTGTATCTACTCATTTCAAATTGTATTTTTTTGTTTACAGTATAGTTTTCATTTACATAATCTAAATAGTTAGGCCAATCGTTGCCGGCTAATTGTAGATATTTTGACCTAGAATAGAGCACTCCTGATTTGGGATTAAAATTTTCTTCTACACGATGCATCGACTCTTTATAAAAAGATTCATTATCTGCAACTAAATTGATTACTCCGGGCAAGGCATCAACAATTGAATCTTTATAATCTGGCAATAACTGGTATACATTAGTACCAATTACAACAAAATTGTTTCTAACTTGCAGAGGTGGCAAATATGGATTATCTACATCTAAATAATTTTTTTTAATTTTGGGTCTAATTACTTCGCTACCAAACTGTTTTAGAATATTTTCAAAATAATTTAAATCTTCGTTGATTTCCTCTGCGATTTTCATGAGAGGTTCTTTTACTCTAACATCTTCAATCTTAGAAAAAAATTCAGGCTCAAAAAAAGAGCCCAAAATTATTTTTCTTAATTTTCCGTAGTGATTATATTTTTGATAACTCATAAATTCCTGTAGATATCCAGCAGTAAATTTTTGTTATATTGTTCGCTTTGTATGTTAGTAAGTTGATTGGTCACAATGGTATCTACGCTTTCAAACATGATGTTTCCTGTGATATCATAATTGATATCTTCGTTAGTGACCTTTTGTGGAATAAGGGTAATTTCTCTAAGATTGTAAGTATTTACAAAAGTTTCTTTGATAAATGTGGCTTCTTCGTAACTGATATCAACATCAAGATTTACACGCACATGCATGCCTTTGTTTAATAATGCATCTGTGTTTGTAAGCACATCACTGAGTTGATAAACACGATATCTAGGCTGATCAGGCCAGGCATGGTATTCAGGTTCAGCGCCCCATTCTAGCACCATCATACCGCGCTCGTCGTCGTGATTGTCTGCATAGTTGTGTGGAAAGCAATTGCCAATATAGGTTATATTCTTTTGTGTCTGTCGTTTGTGAAAATGTCCAGTAAACACATGCTCAATGCCGGTAAAGTCTTCGCGTTTGACATCGCCATGATCGGGCATTTGAACCATGGCGTTCATGTAAAAGTGTGGAAGTTCGAAATGCCCAAACATGTATTTGGCGTTTAGATTGGGAATCCGCTTATGATCGTCACCAACCAGCCAAGGAGCAATAACCACGTCGCCACTGTGATACCAATCATTACAAATATGAATGTTAGGTAAGTTCCGTGCCCATGCAACACTTTGGACATCCCTCTTATCGCGATAATAAAGATCGTGATTGCCAGGAATAAAATAAACAGCGTTAAAATTGTCATTTAAATGCTCCAAGGCTTTGAGGCTATAGTTCAGAGTGACAATATTGATTGACGCTCGATTATTGTGCCAGTCTCCTAAAAAGAAAGCGGTTTCGCACCCTTCCTCCTTTGCCTTAGCAGTAAACCATTTTATGAAGTTTAAGCAATCTTCATTGTGGGTTTGACTGTTGCTTTTTAATCCAAAGTGTATATCTGTGCAGACTGCTGCTCGTTTAAATAAGTTAGACATCGCTATAGTTTACAATCTATTAAACAACAAAGTCAAACTCAATCGTCATTATAATCGCCAGTCGGAGCACCACCGCCCCACGAACCCATGCCCTGTCTGGTATAACTTGGAGTTAGCCCATTCATTTCAAGAATATCATCTCGAAGATTCTGGTTGCGTTTTTCAATGTTAAGGACTCTAGTAAAGGAATTAGTAATAGCAGCAGTATAGTAAGCAAAAGGATTTTGTGATTTTGATTCATCAAATTGTAATCCTATTTGTGACAGTTGTAATAGCGCCTGGCTACGCATCTCGTCGTTATAAGTATACCCACGCCAATTGCTTCGAGTGGCATAACGTTCGCATAACTTCATAAACATATGTGCCAAAGTTTTTGTCATGGTACCGTGATCACGATTAAACTGACCTTTAACAAGATCTCCTTGCCAATGACTTTTACCTACGCAATACGGTTCTCCGTTTTCGTCTATTTTATAATGTTGGAACGGAGGAAAATTTACTTTCATAAATTTACTAGGTTTTAATTCATCTGCTTGATCGTCATATTCTGTAGCAATGTCTTCGTCGTCATCGACTACTGTTACTTTGACCTTTTTAGATTTTAAGGTGTCTGTTGGAATATGTTCCCAGGTCATTACACGAAACACAATATCTGTAACTGGAATCTTGGTTGGCTTAATTGTAAAGTCATCAAGTTTCAACTTAACAGTACTAGATGCTTGTGCAACATCGTAAGCGGCTCTAGTAAGCCTTTCTGCTCGTAATTTTCTACCTTCAGCGGTATTTTTTTTGTTAATTTTGTCTACACTAGGTAATATTATGTCATAATACCCATCTTCTGGTGTTAAAAAACTACAATAGGTCATTTTACTCTTATGTATTTCTTTAAGAATATCTCTATTATTTAGATAATTGTGTTTCATTTTTTTCCTTTAAATACGCTGTTAATTTAACAAATAAA